CTGCGGGTTTGCGCGGTTCCAGTCTATCGTATGGCGTTATCAACCCGATGTCGCTAGGGTGGTGAGCGAGTTCTCCCCTCTACCCCATCGACTTTCGCGCGCGCTCGCGGTTTGCGTCTCGAACGTTTCGGCTCTTGCTACGGACGTGAAAGGGGCCGTTTTTAGCCAGTCTTTTAGCCAAACCGACTCGAATCGGTACACGATTGCGCTGGCGGTAGTGTGGGGGTAGTGCTGGGGCTTTTCGTAACGACGTGACGTGCGCCACTTTTCACCACAAGGGTTTGACGTACGCGCATCACGCCTGTAGACTAATAGTGTCAGCAAGGGAGAAAGCCTCCCAGCAAGACAGAAAGGAAACCGATCAAAATGATCACCGACAACCTGGAGACCACCCTCAGGATCCAAAAGAACAACTACGGCTACGCCACAATCACCAAGGAAGGTGAAGGATTCCGAGTCCGTCGTCACACCGTCGAACCCGAAAAGTGTGGGAAATACGAATTCACCATCCAAGAAGGATGGGTAGTCGCCACCGAAGAGGAGGCGATGGAAATCGCCAACAAGTTCGCGGATGTCTCTGGCGCTCCCCGCCGCGCCCCGCAGAGGAAATACTGCCACTTCTGCGGACTTCCGCTGCCCAAGAGCGGGCGGTGCGAGGAGTGCGGCCCCCAGATCGAGATCGAATTCTGAGAGACAGAAAGCCCCCGCTCGAAAGGGCGGGGGCAGAAAGGAAAACAATGTCTTACATTTCCGAGAAAGTCGAGGCTTGGTGGAGGTCGCACGGCGGACGTCCCGGCCTCGAAGGTCCGCTCAAAGAATGGGCTGAGGCCCGTTTTGCGGAGCGGCAAGCCGGGGATGAGTACGCGAAAACTCGCGTATGTGTCGTTGGCGAGGACGGGCAGATACAGGCTACCGGAACCAACTATTCCCATGCGATATGGGGACAGAATGGTACCTACATCGATATGGGCGACGGCGGGGATCTTCTGATCCTCGGACGCGCCCGCGCCCAGCTCGAACGGAGGCACGGCGTGCGGAACGTCGTCGCCACCTACTGGGAGCTCTGCTCGGGGCAGTCCGAGCGCTCGCGCCGACGTGAGCTCGCCGCACTCAAACACTAAAACGAAGGAAGCGGGGGAGCCCTAGGGCTCCCCCGCACTACAGAAAGGAATCAAAATGACCGGCGCAACGCTTGCGTTCCGGCGGCGGGCAATGGGCATCCCGAAAGGCCACGTCGCCGCCCGGTTGGGCGTGTCGAAGGACACGCTCAACGATTGGGAGGCTGGGCGCGTCCCCGTCCCCGACGACGCCGCCAAAACCGTCACCGGATGGTGGCGGCAATTCGTCGACCGGGTAATGACCGGGATCGACGGAACGCTCGACCTCCTCTTCGAAGAGGGCGAGAACGCGTGCGAGGGCGTGACTATCCACGCCTACCGCACGCCAGAAGCGCACGCCGCAGACAACGGCGACGGCGAAACGCTCTACGAGCACTCGGCCGTCGTCGCGGCTATCATCACCGGGCTAGCGATGCACGACGTCGCCGTCCGGGCCGAATGGAAGGAGAATATTAAATGAGCGATGCTGCTGCGCTCGCGGACGTCGCCGCGACCTACAGGGACGCCCAGAAAGCAGCCGACGACGCCAAAGCCAAGCTCGCGCTGCGCGTACAGCGCGCTTGGCAGAGCGGGCAGACAGCGACGGAGATCGCCGAAGCGACCGGCGTCCACCGGCTCACCATCGGCAAATGGGTGTCCGGGCTGAGGAGCGAGGAGGGTCTTTCGGAGAACGACGTCGCCGAGCTGCGCGGCGTCGCCGATCGCCCAGCGGAGTGGTCGGCGCTCGTGCGGCGGCTGGTGGACCGGCATCGCGGCGTGTCGATCGCCGACTGCTCTCGCGCGTCTGGGATCTCCGTGGAGTCTGGGTATGCCCGCCTCCACGATTATAAGTGACGCACACCATAGCTACAGGCTTGCAGTGCGTACTGCAAGCCTGTAGACTAGAAGCGTCAGCAAGGGAGAAAGCCTCCCAGCAAGACAGAAAGGACTGATCCAAATGGAAACCACAAAGACCGCAACCGCAGGCGAACTTCTTGACCAAATGTGGGACAAGATCACCGAATACGTGCGCAGGATCGACGCCAAGAAAGGCGTCAGGCTCAACAACTTCGAGTCCTGGCTTTTCTGGGAAATACCAAACCACAAAGGGGTTAAGGTCATCCTTGCGCTAGCAATCATGCGCCTTAAGGAAGAAAAGCTGGTCTCATTCCGGGAGGACCAGCGTGGCGTTAAGTGGATGATGCCGGTCCGCTAAACGCCCCATAAACGAAAGCGGAGGGGGGACCCATTGGGTCCCCCCTCGCAGTCAACGCACTAGGATTTCAGGCCCTAGTCCCGTCGCATAAACCCGGCGTAGCACGCACAGCCACACCGGGAGCTAAAACACCATCTGGTGCACTCAAAGCATAGCAGGCGCTCGCGAGCTAGTCCAGCCCGCCTTTTTCTTTTATGCGGTTGATCCGCTGGTGCAGGAGCTCATGCTCCCGCGCCGACTGCTCCGTGAGCTGCTGAACGTCTCGGCGCAGCATGTCGATCTGGGTCTCGTTCCGCGTGTCGCGATCCGCGCGGTCGCGCCGCTCCTCGTCATGCTTTTTTGCGTGATCCTCACGCCATTGGGTATCTTTCGCGTCTGATTCATCGATCGAGAATTGCACTTTTTCCAGCCCGGCAATCACTCGGTCAAGATCATCGCGCAAGTTCGTTGCGTGCGTGTTGTTCACCTGGACGGCGGCAGACTCGGCGGCCGTAGCCGCCCGGGCCACGTCCGCCTTCGTCTCCTCATGCGAGGCTTGAAGCCGGGCGAGTCCCCGGCGGACCAGCAACCCGCCCCAAAGCACAATCCCAGAAAAAAGCGAGACCATACCGCCGATAAACTCGGGATTCGCCAGCAATTTTTCCATGAGACTCACCCGGCGTCGCCTCACTCGCCCAGCGTGCGCGGCTCGATATCCCCCGGACGCTTACCCGGGTTGATCGCCCGCTCGATCCCGTCAAGGATCCCGGAAGGCTTCAGCGCGGAGAATGCGGTCTGCCCGGCGATAGCCACCGTCAGGAGCACACCCGCGACCGCCTGCCACTTGGCGGGGTAGGACTGGGCGAAAAGAACGCCCGCCGTGACGACGGCATAGAAGATCCCGGCGACGGAGGTCTTCGCCTTCGCGGACCAGCCGACGCGATTCAGGATCGCGATCACGAACGGGGCGACGACGCCCGCAAGAGCGGGAACCGTGAATTGATCAATAGTCATTGGTGGTGATTACCTTTCTTTTACTTGTTGTTAAGCGCCTGAACGGCGTCGCGGGCGTGCTCATTAGCACCCCACGCGTTCTGTGCGGTCTGCCCGAGGGCGGTCAGTGTGTGATCGACCACTTGTTCGATGTGATTGACCTTCTGCTCGAGGGCGTACGCGCGCTGCGCAACGTCGCCGAGAGATTGCAGCGTAAGGTTCGACTGTTCCACCAGCTGAACCAGTTGCTTTGCCTGCTCTGGAGTCAACTCCTCCACCTCCTCTCCACCCTCAGACGCGACCGGAGAATTGCCCCGCGTGTAATCAAGCTGAACGTCATGGTAGAAACCGGCCCAGCCAAGGAACGGTGCCGTTTCGTCCGTGAACTCACGGATCGAAATTTCCGAGACAAACGGATGCCCTCGTTCGTCGGACGAAGAGATTGCTTTCCCGCCGCCAAGAGAAAGGGCTACGTGCCCATACTTGGCGTTCTTGCCCGTCAGTGCCCAAAACACCGGCACCCCGGCTGGCGGGTAGAAATCCCCCGGATGCTTGTCACCGGCTGCTTCCCACGCGACCTTCGCCGACGGGTACACGCTGTCAAGGTCGAGCGCTTGCCTGACGAAAGACTCACACCGCCCGCTCCAAGCCGTAGACCCCTTCCACGCCTTAGCCCACGCAATCGCCGCCGCCGGGTCACGAGGCATCTTTGAAAAGCTCCTTCTCTATCCGAGCCAGCCGCCCCGAAAAATCCTTGAAAAGACCCAAAATCTCATTCAAGGTATTTTCAGTCTGGACGCGAGCTTCATTAAGCGCGGATAGAGTCGGGAGAACGCTCGCATTCATCCCATAATCAGTTCTAGCCGCGCAATTTGCGGAAATATCGAGCTTCCTATCCTGCTCGCTATTCAATTCGTCTTCTCCTTCCTGAAGCCCGCCCCGCGCGAGCTCCACAATTCCCGGGATCTGAGGCACACGCTCAGCCCCCGGGCACACCTTTCCCGGCGCGCCAGACCACAGCTCACCGCCGGTCTGGCTCACCCCAGCCGACCTCTGCGACCGCGACGCTGGCACGCCAAGCGCATGCCAGCCCACGCCCCGCTCCGACGCCGCCGACGAACCCATAGTCCTCAGCGGATAGCCGTACCGCGCCGACGTCTCACGCACAATCCGAGCAAGCGCCGAGACCTGCTGCTCAGTCCACCTGCCCGTCGCGCCGCCCTGCGTCTCCACCGAGATACAGCGAAGATCGCCACGCACCGACGCCCACGAGATCTGATCAAGATCGACGTACTGCTCGACCGTTCCGTCCCGGCGCACGTACAGGTGCGAGGACGCCGCCGCCTTCGGATTCGAAAACCAGCCGTGCAGCGACGCCGCCTCACTCGCGGCGACGTGGAGAATAATCCCGTCCGTCCGAGAACGAGACTTGGGCGTGAAATTGATTTTGAGCGGCTTATGAACCGCCCAACCAAGCCAGAAACTCATTTTGTCTCCTTAGATCATCCAGTGCGCGGAGATGCGGATCTCGGAGGCGACGTCTTGCGTCTGGATATTGATATTCCCGTTCGACGTCTGTATCCACATGGTGGAATCAGCTCGGAACGGCGGCGTCCCGCCGTTGACGAACCGGGTGATCGGCGTGGCGTAGGAGCCGCCGTAAATGATTGAGGCGGGGATCCACCCGTTGGGGACGACGCCGATGTTCGAGGACTGCCCGGCGGGGATTGTCCCGCCGTTTTTGAGCACGCCCTCGCAGAAGACGATTCCGCCGATCCTTTTCATGAAAACGCCAGAGACCGTCCACTGGTGCGTGAAAGGCAGGCTTCGCTGATCGACGAGGCCAGGAGTGAGCGGATTCCACGAGCTTCCGTCGTGGGCCCACAGCTCTCCACGGTCTGTCCGGTACACGTAGAACGGGGACGTCGCCGAGACCGGAACACCGGCGGAACGGGCCTCCGAGAGAAGCCGATTCTGCGCGGTCTCCGACGTCGCCGCCGTGATCGCGTCCGACGCCTGTATGAGACGGCGCACCGACTGCCGCGAGACGGTCTGCCCTGCCTCGGCGTTGATCGCCGAGTCTTTCAGGTAAATACCCATTTCAGCCTATCTTTTAGTGGTGTAATCGATGGTGAGGGAAAGCCCGTCTGGGCGGGACGTTCCGTACACGCCCTGTCGTTGAGGCCCAGAGAAGGCAAGCCCTCGCGCTTGCCCGGTCCTCAGGTCTTCCTTGAGAGCTTCTGGGAGCTCCCAGTAGGTCGTCGTCCCGGCGGCTACCGCCGGTGTGGAATACGCGTTCCCGTAGATGTTCGGCATGCCGGGCGGGGCGTCGCCGTCGCGGACGGCTTGCACGCTCAGCACGGCAGACGCGCCCTTCTCGGACCCGTTCGGCGTGATCGAGAGCGTCATGCGCTGGATCGACTCTGCATTTAGCGAGGTAACGCCGGTGCCGTAGACCGCACAGCCGGTGAGCTGAACGCCGCCTTGCACGCCCTGGTAGACGTCGCCGCGCCCCCCGAAAAACGAGGTGTTCCACGCGTCCCACGCACGCCGGTCAGACCGGTGCGTCCCCGACCACACGGGACGCACAAGCGCACCGGAAATTGAGCGCAGTTGTTCTATCGGCTTGTCTATCGCGTCCCTCTTCGCCGACAGCAGGGAATCGTCGATCTTCGGCGCGCCTGCTGGGCCGAGCACGTGTACGGGACGCCCGGCTTGCACGAGGACCGTCACCGTCGAGATCCCCACATATGATGCCGGTTGGCACGGCAGCAGGACGGGATCGCCGCCGTAGAGGGATACCCATAGGGAAAGCGAACCTGGGCCGGTCCTCACAAGAACCGCCGTCGCCGTCGCCGACCGGTCACCCGCCGGTTGCGGAAGCAACGCCCCCGTCGACGCCTCCCGGATCATAGCGAGCTGATCCATTATTCCGCCACCTCCACTTCCACGGTCATGTCATCGTCGGCGAAAAGCGGGAGCTCGAATCCAGAGACGTACCCCCAGTTCTCAACCCCGCCCGCCTTGATAGAGACCGGCGTATCAATCCACAGGCGCGGATCCGGTGCGCATGTCACCTTCCGCACGGCCGCACGGCGCATCGACGACGCGAGCATCGTCCGCGCCGTATAGAACGCCTCCTCGTAGTTCGTGATCAGCTTCGATGAGAAAAACTTGGGCACCCGTCCGTACGGGCCAGAGGCGCGCATCGGCCCGGTATCCTGCGACGCCGCCGCCTGGAAAGACGGCTTCCCGTCTTCCCCGTTCTCCTGCCCGCGGGCAACCACGATGTTGTAGACGCCCTCGCGCTTGTCCTCGTACGGAGCTCGCACAACCGTGCCGCCCTCGCCGTCCGCGAAATAAAGCTCCGGCTTGGGAACCTCAGGCAGCGGCGCGAGGAAAGCAACAACCCCGTCCCGCGTCTCACGAAGCCTGGCAGGCCACGCCTGAGCAAGCTCTTTCATCGAATCGATCCGCGACTCGTCCCACGACATCGACGGCGTGCGCCGATTCTTCAAAGCTGAGTCAATCAGATACGGAACCCCGACCGAGACAAGCCTCCCGACCTCCACATGCACCGAGGAGTCCGGGCGTGTCGACGCCGGATAAAGGAACCGGTCTTCCGAGATCCGCCGCATCATCGACTCGCCGCTAATGGTGACGACGGCCCCGTCAACCGACCAGTCCGTCAACATGTAGCGGCCCGCCGAAAACTGCTCCTCCACACCCGAAACCGGATCCTTCACAGCAATATCGACCGTCAACTCCTGCCCATACCGGGCAAGCGGATGCAAAGGATCCGTCCCCGGATCCCACACTTTCCCCGACTGGTCCTTCACCGGAACCTCAATCGAGATCGTCCCCGGGACATCCCGCGACGTCGACCACGTCACCCGCCCAGACGACGCCGGAACAACCCCGTTATATTTACCGCCGTACCATGCTGCGATCGTGCATGACCACTTCGCAGTAGTCGCCAAAGCGCCAGCGACCTTAGGGTTACCCATTCCACTTGCCTTCCTCGAATTGCGTCCACGGCTGCTTCAAGTCCTCGACGAAGCCCCACGTGTACGAGAGGTTTTCGAGCTCGGTCCACGTTCCGACGCCGATCCGCGAATCCCAATCGCCTATATCGACGAGCCGCAGCTCAAGATCCCAATCCCGAACCGCCGTATCAAGATGCCCAGTCCGCCTCGACTTAATCGACGAGCCCTCGGGGAAAAACACCTCAACCGGCGGAATATCGCAATTCGGCACCTCACACCGAGCAAGATTGTGGAAAATTAGCAGCGGCTCATTCGATTTGAAAAGCGTCCGCAACGTCGACGTCCCCAACGGCGACGTACGCGCCGTCAACGACATCACACCATCGCCAGCCGTCGGCTGAAGACGCAAAACCGGACGCGCCCGACCCGGAACGGTCGTCGCATGTGCTCGCGGTTCGAGGGTCATTTCACCGTCGCCTAACCATTTGAAATAGGCGACGGTGAGACCGTCCAGCGAGGAAATGACGTGCTCGAAGGCGTCTCGGCGGGTATAAGCCTCTTCGGACGCATAGTCCGTTTCGAGCTTGTACGTGCACCATTTCCCAATTGGGCACATCGGGTCGGAAAACACTGCTGGCGTGTCTCCCGACCCTCCGCGCACACGCTGCCCGTCGCGCGTGAGCACCCAACTGCCGTAGTAGTTGACGCTGATGCGCACGCCAGTCCGCGTGCTTTCCACTGACAAGACGCTCAATTTCCGGCCCTTCCTATCCGCGCACGCCGCCGGTCATTCGCTTCGATGCGCCCGTCGATGATGGGGACGAGCACGCCGCCAAGGTCGAGGCTTCCGGCGATGGTCAGCCCGGCGAGGTTCGGCGCGGCGACGTTCACGCTAGGCGCGCGGATCGACGAAGCGGCGACAACCGGGCCGCCGTCGGCGTACCCTCGCGCCTGCTGGTGCAGGGAGTTCAGGTAGGGGACGCCTAGCCGTTTCACGGCGCGCTGGGAGAAGACGTACTCCCCGGAGTGCACAACTCCAGCGGGCTGGTATTTTCCTCCCGGCCCCGTGTAGCCGCCCTCAGCGAAGCCAAGGACTTTGCCGACGGTTGCTTTCACGTACGTCGTCACCTGCTTCGGGATCGATGCGAGACTTCCCATGAACCTGCTGATCCCGTCAAGAAGCGGAGTCGCCGAAAGCGTCGTGTTCTTCTTCGAGGGGATCCCCTCGATAGTCGCCGTGTAGCCCTTCGCGTTCGTCTCAGCTTTCCACTTGTCGAAGTCCGCCCTTGTGCGGACGTCGCGCGGGATCACGCCGTAGTCGGCGGCGAGGGCGATCGCGGCATCGCCGGTTATGCCCATCTTCCCTGCCTGATCAAGGAAATTGTTGGCTAGTTGGATTGCTTTTTGCCCGAGCTGTTGTGAAACGCTTCCAAGCGTTCCGTTTGCTTGCGCCTGGTTATACATGGTTTCAATGACCTTGTTTCCAGACTGGGCGAGCTCGCCGAGCGCTGCTTTCTGCATGAGGGCTTGCGTCGCGGCGTCAGCGTGCTTGTAAGAGTTCTGCTGCAAGACGTCGCCGGTTTTCGCCAGCGTCTCCGCGTATTTCAACGCTGCCTGATCGGCGCTGATGTTGATATCGCCGAACTTCTGCATGACGTCCAGGTACGATTTGCAGGCGTCGGCGGCGGACTGCGCCGCGTCCTTCGCTTCGTTCATCGCCCCGGCGGCTTGCTTCTGCCCGTCGGCTGCTTTCCCCGTTGCCGCCGACGTCCCCTCGAGCTGATCGTTCAGTTGCCCCGTGAGGAGCTGTAGCTCGTTCGAGGAATTGACGGTAACGCCTTGAGCGTTCGCCAGCGCGTGCATTTTGTCGACGTAATCCGGCATGACTGCCTTCATGTCGCTAAACGCTTGAGAAGTCGAACCGGCCTCTTTGTACATTGCGGCGAAGGCGGCGGTGGCTTGCCGGACGTTCGACCCGGCGAGATTAGACAACTGCTTGTCCAGATTCTCCAGCTGCGCCGAAACCTCTTTGAAACCGGTGGTATCGAAGAAGTTCTTGCCGAAGACCTTATCGCCGATGCTTGGACGGGCTACGCGCATAAACGTTTCCGCGAGGTTACCGAAACGCTCCGTGTTGATATCACCAATATCTTTGATGAGCGCCTTGTAGTAGGAGCCGCCGCTCTTGGCGACGTTCGCAAGCTTCGACTGAAGCCTGTCCACCGAATCCACATGGCGATCGACTCCGGCAAGGGCCTTGCCGAGCCCGACGGCCGCGCCAGCAAGCGCCGTGAACCCGCCAAGGGCGAGCCCAGCCTTCGGCGCGAGCGACGCGAGGTGCGCGCCAACGGTTCCGGCGTTGTCGCGGATCGCGGCGATGCCCTTCGAGAGGAGAGGGATGTTTCCCTCGGCGATCTTCCCAAAAGCAGCCTTCACGAGTGACGCGCCGGTCTTGATCTTCTGGAACGCCCCAAACGCCAGCGCTCCCGCAGTCACCAGCCCGCCGATAGCGGCGATCGTCGTCTTGACCGGGCCAGGAAGCGAGTTGAACGCGTTGACGAGCGACGTCAGCCCCTTCGCGGCTGTCGTGAGCATCGGAAGGAACGTCCCGCCAAGCGAGATCGCGAGCGTTTCAAGGGAGCCCTTGAATTCTTCCCACGCGCCCTTGAGGTTGCCCATGCGGATGCCCGCCTGCTTCGACGCGTACCCCGACTCGTCGACTTCCTTCGTCCACTTCGAGATGCCCTCCGCGCCCTGCTGGTAGAGCACGTTGGCGGCGCGTACGGCGTCAGAGCCGAACAGCTGGGCTAGCGCGGCGTCGCGCTGCGCCGCCGTCATCCCGCTAAGCTTTTCCTTCAGCTGCCCGGCGAGGTTCGCCATTCCGACGATGTTCCCTGACGCATCGTACAGGTGCAGTCCAAGCTCTTTCATGAGCTGCGCCGACTGCTTCGACGGATTTTGCAGCTTTTGGAGCATCGTCTTAAAAGAGGTGCCCGCGTCGCTGCCGAGAAGCCCGGCGGACGCGAAAGCCGCCAGGGTGCCGACGGTCTCTTCGATTGAAAGCCCGGCACCGGCGGCGATCAAGCCCGCCTGGTTCAGGGCTTGCGACATTTCGTGCACGCCGCCCTGGGCTTTACCGGCGGCGGCAGCGAGGAGGTCCGCGATGTGCGGGACGGAGGACCCTTCGAGCTTGAATTGGGTCATGGCCGACGCCGCAGACTCGGCGGCCTCGGCGACCGAGATATTCCCGGAAGCCGCAAGGTCGAGGGCTCCGCGCAGTCCGCCGTTAAGGATGTCCGACGTCGAAACGCCAGCCTTGGCGAGCTCTTCGATGCCTTGCGCCGCTTCCGACGCCGAGAACGCCGTATCCGCGCCCGCCTTCAGAGCTGCCTCGCGAAGCTGCTCGATCTCGCCGGAAGACGCCATCGTCGCGGCCTGCACGGACGACATTTTCGACTCGAAGTCGGCGGCGGTTTTGATCATCCCGCCGAAAGCCGCAGCGCCGACCGTGCCGAAGCCGAGGGCAGCAGTCCCCGCCGTCTTCCACGCGATCGCGTTCTTCTCAGCCTGAGACTGATGCTCGGAAGCCTTCTTCGCGGCTTCCCCGCTGGACTTTCCCAGCCCCTCCATAGCCGTTTTCGCGGAGTTCGTAGCGCTCACAAGATTCGAGGAATCGCCCCTGAAAACAACCTTTACGGACCTATCGGCCAATTTGGCACCCCCAAACCGTGGTATGCTCCGCACATGGAACTCACCAACGACAAACTTGACCAGCTTCTAGCGAAGATGGATGAACAGACCGCGTACATGGCGTACGAGGTGCGCGCCCGCCGTATTTTCTTCTGGAAAATAGCGGCTCTGATCGGCTTCCTTGGCTTCGTCGGCGTCCTAGCCGCCGGGATCCTCACGGGAGCCTAGACGGGCACGCGCCCCTCGGCGACGTCCTTTTCGTCCCTCGTATCTATCGGGCCTACAAGTACGCCGGGCTCTTTGTCCTTCGCGTGCTCGTCGGACCATTGATCGAGGGCTTTGCGCACGTAGCACACGGTTTCCTCGGCCTCTATCCAGCCGTCGATATTGTCATTCTGCGCGATGCGGCGCGGGAAACCGCAACCGCACGGGCAGAGCGCCCTCTCGTACATCGTGTAGGCGAGGGCGAGCGAACGGTCCGTCTCCGTCCACTCGCCGTTCCCGGTGCCGTAGATCGTCGAGGGCGGGACCTTCCACTCCCGCGCCGTCTCCACGATTGTACGCACCCACCCCCAGCGTGGAAGTTCGAGGGCGATCGCTATAAAGGGAGCTCGACGCCGCTCTCCGTTTGCAGCTGCTTCCACTGGTTCATGAGGTTCGCCATCTGCCCAGGCGACTTCTCATTGATCACGGCGAGAACGTCGGCGGTGATCCCCTCGGGCTGAACAATCTGCGCGGCGATGATCTCCAGCAGCCCAGCCGTAGGCTCTTTGCCTTCCGCCGTGACCTTGCGCTGCATCTCGTTCAGCCACTCGGCGGAGCGCCCTTCGAGCACGACGTCGACGGCGCTGTCGGTGATGCGCTTGGCGACTTGGCGGCGGCGGGCGGCGACTTCTTCGATCTCGTCGCGGGAAGCGCCGGACTCGCGAAGCTCCGTCTCGCGCGTGCGTAGGACGTCGAGCTCGGCGTTCGCGCCAAGGTCGCTGTAGAGCGTGACCGCCCGGCGGAGCCGCGAGAGCCCGTTCAGCCAGGCTTCGAGGTCAAAGCTTCGTGCGCGCTCTTCGAGATCCGATTCCTTCTCGGCGGGAGTCTTCTCGTCCAAGCTCATTTCGTCTTCAATCATGTGTGGTTCCTTTCAAGTGAAGTGGCGTGTTCCTGGCGGAAAATGGGTGCAGGCGAGGGAACACACAAAAACTCGCCCGCACCCGGAAGCGGCCCGTCAGGCCACGATCTTGCGGTCCTCTGCGGCGTCCGAGACCTTGAGGGGTACCGTCCGCTTGATATAGCCGGACGTGCGGTCCGACGGCTTCTGCATCGCGTCGGTCGTCACGAGGTAGGCGGAGTACTCGTCGCCCTCCGCCCATTCCTTCGACTCCTCGGGACCCTCACGCTCGACGAGCACGAGCTCCGTGCCCTTCGCCTTGAAAAGCTCGAAAGCGAAGTCTTCGTCTTGCACGGCCTTGCCCGCATTGTCGAGGTAGCGGAAAATCGTCAGCTGCCCCTCGTACGTTGTCAGACCGGCAGCTTGCCCCTTGCCGATCTTGCACAGCTCGGTTTCCTCCACCGTGTCAGAGCCGGACGCGCCCAGCTGATAGTCGGACTTGAGGATGCGGCAAGAGATCTTTTTCCCTGCCTTAATCTCTTCAAGCTTGATGTTCTTGATATCCTTCGGCGGCGTGGTCAGCGCCGTAAGGAGAATCCGCCCGTCGGCGAGTGCTTTAGGCATTTCAGCCCTCCTTTTCCTGTTCGCTCCACGGCGTCGGCGCGGGAGCCGCCGGGGTCTGCCCGGACGTCGGTTCGGCGGGCGCATCCTCACGGGTGAAGCCCTTCTTCAGCTCGGGATGATCGAGCCAGTGCTCGGGGATCCACTGAATATCCCCTGCGCTATTGCGTACGCGTATCACGTGCGCCTCCTATCTAGTCTTTTGAGTCCACGCCTGGTAGACGTGATCGAGGAATATCGGGTGCTGGGAGGTCCCCGGTATTTTGACTTCCGGGTCATGCGCGGCGGCGCGCACGTGTGTGCGCACGACGTCGACGATCCAGCCGGTTCCTGTTAGGCGCGAGCGGTCGAGGATTCGGCTTGTCCGTGCGGCGAGCGCTTCGACTTGCTGCCGTGTAGCGCCCACGTGCCGGACGGTGATTTCGTCGACGGAGTCCCGGTCGCAGTAGGTTCGTTCACGGGACGCTTCCCCGGACGAGCCGAGCACCAGCAGGTAGGGGAGGGAATCGAGCTTAAGGTCTGCGCCGGTCGCGTCCGTGTCCCACACCTTATAGCCGAGCGTGCGAAGCGCTGCGATGATTTCATCCATTGAGAAGCCCTTCGATCGCTTTCCCTACCCAATCCTCGAAATTCTGCGCCTCGGTTTCGAGCGCGCCTTTCGGGTCGGGCACGGTCGCGCCTCCGCCGTGCACGCCGCCGAAGTAGGCGATGTTCGCGAGGTTGCCCGCGCCTTGTTTGCGGGGTCCGACTTCGACGCCGAGACCGCCGTCGATCACGTCGAAGCTTATCGACGGGGCGGCCCGAAAATGGCGTGAACGCGCCATTTCGTCGCGCAGCTGGTTTTTGATGTTCACTCCGGCTTTTTTGATAGCCGGGCGGATTTTCTCGTTCAGCCGGTCGGGCACACGAGAAAAGACCACGGCGAGTTCGCGAACCTCGGTCAGATCGACGTCAACCATGCGCTACCTCCTCGACGGCGACGCGGTAAGCCGTCGCGTGAGATTTGTACGGCGACGGGACGGCGATCCTCACAACTTTTCCGGCGAGGTTAGGATCGATCTTGTCGCCAATCACGTGTATCTCGTCGCCCGGCTGCGCCTTGAATGCGCCGACGGGGAAGTCGGCGCGGAGGCGGGTTACGGTGACTACTGCGCCAGCGATATCCGGCTTCGACTCGAATGCCTCGTAGGCTGCGATCTTCGCTTTGCCCTTGTAGACGACGGAGTGAGCACGGACGGCTTTCAGGGAGTCCGGGTCAATCGTCGTTTCCCCCGTGTAGCGCCTGACCTCCACGGTCGCGGTCATGATCTTCTCGGCGGCGCGCCGCCCGCTTTCCACGGTCCGGCGGATCATGCGAAGCCGTCAATCGTCGCGCCCGGCTCGGTGAGCGGACCGCCGGACGTCCACCACTGCGGAGTGAGCGGGGCCGGGGAAATACTGACGCCTCGGGGGCGCAGCATCTCCCATTCCTCGTCCGTGATGTACAGGGACGCTTTCGCCGCCTCGCTCGAGAGAGTCTGGTAGAAGTCGTCGATCCTCTCCGAAGTCTTGCCCTCGGGGTTGCGGAATCGGCGGGCTACCGCCTCTTTCTCAACGAAGCGGAGAACCTGCTCGTCGAGCCCGTCGAGGCTGCCAAGGCGCACGCGGATGCACATTTCGACGTCAGCGAGCCAGGCGTTAATCTGCTCTTGCTCGAAGGCGTCTTCAATCGCGCGCCCTAGAGTGACTGTTACGTCATATAAGGTTGCGTGCGCCATGGCTCCTCCTACTTGGTCTTTTTGTCCTTGTCCGACGCCGTTTCAGGCGTTTCGGACTTTTCGCCGTACCCGGCGGCGGGCGTCCAGCCCGACGTGAGGTACTGTTCGGCGATGCGTGCGTCGACGGTCGCGAGCGAGCCGGACGGAGATATAAGATCAACCGTTTCTACGGGTTCCCTCACGATCGCCATCATGCACGCTCGAACTTCGCGAAGTGATCGGCGGACTGCATGACCCATCCGTACTCTGCCTCGGCGCGGATCGCGACAAGGTTGTTCTCGAACAGCGAGACAAGCTCGCTGCCGATCGTGACCGTCGCCTCGGTCGAGACGTCGAAGGTGATGCCCGAGCCGACGACGCCCCACGCCGCCTTCGACCAGTCGCCGACAAAGCCGACAACCTTATCGTGACGGAAGTCCTCAGCGATGTAGGACGTGCGCCCAAGCAGGCGTCCCTTCTGGACGCTCGTCACGGTCTCGTCATAGACCGGATTCGCGAACAGCGGGCGTCCTTCCTTGTCCTTCGCGTTCAGGAAGTCGACTTCCATCGTGTCGTCGAAAGCGAAACCCCGCGCCTTCTTCTTGTCGTTGACGAGAAGACCAATCGCGGAAACGCAATCCGAGTAAAGATCTGCGCCGAGCGTGATCTTCTTCGTCGTCTCCTCGAGGTAGTGGTCGAAGGGACCGGTGCCCGTCCCGTCGCCGCCGACGTTGAAAGCGGCCGCGTAGTCAAACGCGCGGGCGAAAGCCTCGGAAAGAAGCTCACGAAACTTCTCCGAGTAGCCTCCGGGGTTGGCGCGAATGACCTCCGTCGACGTCACGCCAATCGCGGTGAGCTTCTTCGGCTGCATCTTGACGAGCCCGAGATCCATCTGGGTCGTGTGTTTCTTCCCAGCCTCAGCCGTCCAGTTCGCCGTGGGCTTGGTCGTGACCACGGGGATCTCGACGCCGGACGCGCCGAGCGGGACCTGCTGGGCAAGCTGCATGATTGCAGACTGCCTGATAGCTTGATCGAAAATGGGCTTTGCCATTTCCGGCTTGATAAAACCACTAAAATCCGTGGTCTTCTTTGCGGCGGTGATCGCCATTGTTTTTCTCCTTAGGTTGTTTGTGTGATGCCAAGAGCGGCGGTAAGCGCCTCAGTGAGAGGGTCGCCGTTGAGTGGCAGGTCCGAAGAGCTGCCTTGGGTCATGTCCGGGCGCATGCCGAGCGGCGTCGGCGCAGGCGGCGTCTCTTGCTGCCCGCTTGGCGTCGGTGTGGGAGGCGTGAAGTCCGCGAGGACTTGCTTCGCGGAGGCTTCCAGCTCTTCCTTGGTCTTACCCTGCACGTAGGCGGCGAGCCTGTCAGGCACTCCTGACGCGTGCAGGATCTCGCCCCGAAGGGCTTTCAATGCTGAGGCGTCGCGATCCTCCGTGAGCTTTGATATTTGCTCGCTCATAGAGGTCTTGAATGCCTCGAATTCTCCTCGCATGTCCGCGAGGGCCTTCTCGGCGGCTTTGCGGGCGTCGCGCTCCGCGCTGAGGGCCTTCTTGCCGCCCTCGCCGAGAGTTTCATCCGGCGTCGCCGCTGCTGCGGCTTCGGTCTTTCCGTCCATGACTTTAGTCTCCTAATCGCTAGGGTTGATCCGTCCTTGGCATCGCGCTAAGGCGGAAGCTTAATGTGGGCGTTATCGCCCGTTTAGAGCCTTGTTCCAGGCTTTTCTTGCGCCCGCGAGCGAGCGTCCTTCGGGAGTGAACGAAGCCCCCGTCGTCTCGAGGGCGGCGCGGTACTCGATCTCGGCGCGGACGCGTTCAACGTCCCTCAGGGGACGGTCGACCGACCACGGGCGGACGCCCTGCCGTCGCTGTATAGCCGCCTCCGTATAGGGGTTCAGCCCGGCCTGAACTTCTTCCCAATCGCGTATAGCCTCGAACACTCGCCGCTCGGCGGCGGTCATCGTGTACACGGACGACGGGGTACGCCAGCCGTGCGCGCGGGCTTCCTCCACCGCAGCTGCCGCCCGCTTCCGAGATCCGCCGCGCCCGAGCGCTCCGAAGCCCTCACGCTGCCCGCGTATCGCGCCAAGAGGGTTCCTGCCCCCTGGAAGAACGTAGCCGTGTTCGCGCAGCAGCCCGAGCGTTTCCTCGCGGGACAGATTGAAACGCTGCGCCTGACGGTAGATCCCGTCCGGCGTCAGGCGTCGCTGTCCAGGCTTGAGAAGCCGACGTGCGTTCCCGTGCTTCCCCATGCCCTCCGACGTGAAAATGCCGTTTTCCGACCGCCAACGCTTCGAGTTGACCACCTGAGAGATATCCGCGCCGTCCCGGATAGCTTGAGCATAGTTTTTCCCGAACTGGCGGGCCTGCTCTGCCTCGCTGAGCGAGTCGAAATACTCGTACGGGTCAGAAATGAGCCCTTCAGCCCGTCCGCCGCGAGCACTCTTCTCCGTCGCCGGGACGTGCACGCAATCGCATCTCGGGTGCCTGAGAAACCCGGCGTTCCAGCGGTAGAAACGCCCAGCGAGGATCGTGCATCGCGAGCACGACGGCGGGTTGAGCATGCGGACGTAGCCGACCGTGCGGCGGGCGGCGACGTCGATCGACGCGGCTTGACGCGCCGTATCGGCGACGAGCGTCCGTGCGATCACGTCGAGCGAGTTCCTGCCTCGGTTGAGCGCTTCCGACACGCCCAGCCCGTTCCCGAGAGCGCGCACAGCGTGGAAGCGGGGCGTCTCGAGAAGCCCTCGCAGCGACCGCCCGTCCGGGGCGACGCCGACAAGTGGCGCGGCCGTCGGGAAAGCCGTCGGAGGCACATAGTCGCCAAGCTCACCGAGCGATTCTGCGACGTAGGACGTCCCCAGCAGCGCGGCTTTAGCCTGAGCTTCCTCGGCGCGGGCGACGGCGACGTCGAGCGCAGCGTCCCACGACGATTCGAGCCGGTTAGCGGCGACGTCGCCCCACAGGCCCCGAAACGCCCTCATTAGCTCGGTCTGCGCGCTCAGCATCGACCGGTACATCCGCGACGTCGCCGCCGGTATCCTCGTCATTTGCTAGCTTCTCCATCATCGAATCGAGGGCGGGATCCTCAGCCTCGGCGCGGAAGTACTCGCGCTCCTGGTCTTTGCGGGAGTCGTCCCAGCCGAGCTCGTCCCAGGCCCCCTCACGGGAGAGAAGCGGCTTGCCGCCGGAAAGCTTTTGCACCGCGTCGGCTTTCTGCGCGTACGTCGGCGTCGCCGGGTCATGCCATTTGATATTCACGAAACCGGCGGGGATGTCTTTCCCTGCGAGCTTCGCGGCGAAGCGCAGCGCCGCCGAGAGCGCGATCCCAGCTTCGGCGTTGACGCGCTCAACACGCTTGATGAGTTTCGCTTCCTCGGCGATGATCGCGCCTTCCGCCGGGGGATTCGCCGTGGTCATGCCGAAATAGCGGGCCGGGAACCCGGTCACGGAAGCGCAAAGCTTCCCGTAGGACTCAAGCGTCGAGTGGAAATTCTTCAGATCGGCGGCGGCGAACTGACCGGCCTTCGCGTTGGCGTTCGCGTGAGCGAGGAACGGCTGAAGGTAGTTGAACCAGCCGTCAAGCGAGGCGAAGTCGCCCTGCTTGATGCCGAAAATCCAACGCTTAGGCACCGCCAGAGCCTCCACAGCGACTTGGAGGTTCGTCATCGTGCGCAGCGCGGCGTCCGTCAGCGGGATCACGTCTGCCATCTCCGTTTGCCCGACGTACTCGCCGGTCATACGGCGATTAAAAGACGGGAAAACGGGGACGACGCCGAGCTTGTGGTCGTCGCGGTCTTCCTCAGTCCAGATTCCGCCGCGATTCCGAGCGATGACCGTGTAATCCGGGGTGTACAGGGTCGCAATATCCGGTTCCTCGGTCTCTTCGGACTTGAGGAGGCGCACGGCGTAGGCTACGCGCCGGTGGCGACGATCGATCTTCACGCACATTTGTGTGGGAGATTCGACTTGGAGGATCGGCGTCGACGGGTCCTCCTCGTTCGCTCCGACGGAAAGGAAGCCGCGCCCGTAAATGAGCCGGTCGCGTTTCCACGAGGAAAGCTCCGATTCGAGATCGTTCGCGTCATACAGGCGGCGCAGCGTATCCGCCGCCCCTTCGTCTTGCGGGACAAGAATAGACTTGACGTCCTGCCGCTCCTCGATCGTGTCGACGACGACGCGCGGCCAGTTGATCACCACCTCGAGCTGACGCATCGCCGCCGGGACGGCAAGCCCCATGTGGGTTAGAACTTGCCTACCCATGTAGTAGAGGCGATTGCTGCGATCCTCCGGGGACTTCCCCGCAAGGAAAGCCAAAGCCTTCCTCAGCTTTTTCAGATCGTCGTCATTCAAAGCAGGCAAAGCCCCTCCTTTCACCAAGAAAACGTGACGATTCCGCCCGTGTCGGACGGATCCCAGCCGAGAGCCCGCATGTCCGACGCCGCCTCATGAGCGAGAACGTCAGCCATGATGATGTCTATTTTCAAATGATCGGCGGGCTTCCCAAGAATATATTTGTCGCCGGGCTTGGCGACCTTCCTCGCGTGCAGCGCGTGCTCCTTAGCCTGAGAATCGGCGTCGTGCGTTGTCAGACCCTCCCGCATATCCTCCGAATAGCGAGTAAGAGCGTCGAACATGCGTCCGATCTGGTTCGTCGGCCACTGAACCACCACGTCGTCGCCGTAGTCGGCGGCCCACGCGTCGCACTGAGTCTCCCAATGCCGAGGATCAACGTACATGCGCTGAACGTCATAGCGGGAGAAAACGTCAGCGACGCAAGCGTTCACCTCGCCCCGAGGGATGCGTCCGTCCGTCCACTCCGCAGGATTCCAGTAGGACGGGCGATCGTCCGGCCCGTACGGAATAGTGAAACGGTAGCCATCCGCCGTCTCCGCACGGAGCGCCGTCCAGTCACCGGACCGGGACCCGTCGAAGCCGAGGCAGATCTCGGTGCCCTCCGGCGGAAGCTCGCGCTTGGCGTCCGTGCGCTGATCGTACAGCTCTTCAGGCATGAAAGCGCCCAAGCCTTGGACTAGCATGTTCCCGAAAAACCGCTTCGCCTGAGCCGGGTCGCTCTGCAAAAGCTCCGCCGACTCCGCCTCCACGTCGTCAAGCCCGACCCATGGCGAGCCCTCATAGACGTATTCGAGGATCTTCCGGCGGTCCGCCTTGTGGTCAAAATTCCACTTCGACGGCGGCTTCCTATAGAACCTGAAAATGTCCTTCGACCGAGACGCAAACGTCTGCTGCGCCGAAGAATTATCCATCGGGTCCCAGGGGTTCGTGATCTCCAGTCCGCGACCGCCCATGCCCGCGAGACCGCGCCGCATGGTGTCCCAAACCTTTTTCAGCTTCCCCGTGTAAATACCGGACTCGTCAGCAATCGCGAAATGAATAGGATTACCAAGCTTTGAATTCGGAGCCGAAGTGATCGGATCAATCCGCCCGTTGTTAGGAAGCCGAATGAAACCCTCACGGACTTTCATCTGCTCCTGCAGCGGCCCGCGCCGAACCATCTCCTGCAACGGGCGGTAAATATTGTCCGTCTGATCCTCCGACGTCGCGAGCAACTGTATATTGCTCATAGGACGAGGAATCCCCATCGGATCCCCAGGCTCATACACGAACTCGAAACCGCACGAGCATCCATGATCGGCGCAGCGGTAAACCTCGCCTCCCGAAGCCCAGCCAGCGAAAACGCACGGACCGACCGCCTCAAAACACGCCAGAGACGCACCCCAAGGCGACTTACCGGCCTTCTGAGGCCCAACCACCAGCGCCCGCCGGTAATGGAACATCGACGCGCCAGCCGGACGCTGAGGATTGAAAACCGCGCCCTTCTTCGCCCGGTAAAACGACGTCGTGCACCACAGCTGCCAGCCGTCGTGCACGAACGGCTCGCCCATCGACCATCCGTCCGCGACAATGCAATGCGCCTCGATCCAATCAGCCGCGAGGAAGCCAAGCGTTGGAAAATCCACCACCCAAGACGGCTCACCCATTGCTCACCAACCGCATCCGCGCACGCGAAGACGTCGAAGGCCTAGCCTCCTCCCGCTTCACCTCGCGCTTATCCTCGTCGACGTCACCGATCGTCCACCCATTCTCCCGCATCCCAGCAGGAGTCAGTCCCAGCTGATCACGGAAACGGTGGAGCTGCCCGATAAGCGCCGCCGACGACGCCGGGGACATGTGCACCGTCGCCTCCACCATGCACATCTCAGCAATAATCGTGTGACGCCAAGACTCGCCAGCCCAAGCGCAAGCCTGAGGAGACTTCCAATGCGTCTTCCACAGCGAAACCGCACGATCATAGAGAGGCGACTCGACCACAAACCCATCACTATCCCTCGGCTCAGGGATAGGGAACTTCGGAGCCTTGCCCTTGTAGCCCTCACGAGGAAGAACACCGAGCTTGATGCCCCGCCGCTCCGAACGCTCCGACGCCGGATCCAACGGCGGGCCGGACCGGTTTCTCGCTCCGCCACGTGGCATCTTGCTCACCTCCTCGATTGAATGTGAAACTACAACCTTTTGAACCCTCCGCGCTCTTTTTTCACCTCACCGGCGGTGTGGCTTGGTGTGGTTGGGGGGCCTCCCCCTGGGTTTTTTCGTGTTGTGTGTGTTTGTTTTTTTGTTTGTTGTGTGTGTTTTGTTTGTTTTTATTTTTTATTTTTTGTTTTTGCGCCTTTTGTTCCGCCTTTTGAGCGGTTGCATGTGGCGTGTGCTGGCCCTAGGTACCCGCCCCTAGTGTCGGTGTGGTCTAGGTCCCATGATTGTTGTGGTGTTATTGGTTGGTTGCATACGTTGCATGTCATGCTGCCGTGTTGTTGCAAGTGTGCTTGCCATTGTCTTCTTAGTGCTCTGTGTCTTGCGTCGTAGCCGCGTTGTGTGGGTGTGCCACGCCTTGCCTCGTACTCTGCCTGGTGTTGTGTGCAGTAGCGTTGGTTGTTGTTGATTAGTCTTGGGCATTTGCTTGCTGGGCAGCGTCGCATGCTCATGGGGTGGTGTGGCTCCCCTCTGCCCCGGTGTGGGGTGTGGGTGGGTACCGCAGTCCGGGGACCGGGTTATGGGAATGTGGTGTGTGTCCCCGACTGCGGAGTCTAGGTATGACTGTACCCGCCGGGTGTGGAGGTCGCCTGGCGGGTACAGTTGTTCGGTTAAAGTGTCTCACACTATGAAGTGGTTAGTCAAGCTGCGACTGGTGTGTCTTTCCGTAGGAGGACAGAGCATTCTTTGAGGTTGATCTTCCCTTGCTTCACCTTGATCTTTCCCCTGTTGACCCACACGGCGACGCGGTGTGGGGTGATGTCGAGGATCTGCGCCGCCTCAGTCTTGCTGACCCATGTGTCTTGTTCGGCGAGCATGGCTCGCTGCGTGTCTAGCAGCCCGTCGTGTTCGGCGGTGATGAGCCAGGCTCGGTCGCAGCTGGCGCAGGTCCACACGTCGGGTAGTCCGTCGTCGTCGGGCTGGCGGGTTAGTGCGCGGTTGCAGTATGGGCAGTGGCGGTCTCCGACGTCGGCGGACCATCCGGTGATCTTGGCGAGGCGTGCGTGCACGTCACGGATGGTGGCTTCGGCGACGTCGTAGCCGGGCCATTGTTTCTCGGCCCAGTCGATGCGTGAGGCGAGGTAGACGGAGGCGGGGCCTTTCGGCTTCTCGCCTTTGGTTACGGCCCATTCGACGGCGAGTTCGTCTAGCGGGGTGAGGATCCCTCGCGTCTGGATTGCCTGGTGGACGATTGATCCTACCGGGTCGGGTGTTCCGTCGCTTCCATTGCCGTGTCCGCCGCTGCTATTGATTGGGATGGCGTGGAGGTCGAGGATTGAGGTTACGGCATCGGGGAGGGCTCGTTCCATTTGGGTGATTTGTTGGAGGAGTTCTCGGGTTGGTGTGGGGTTTTCCATGTGTGTGGGTCTTTCAGGTGGTGGTGGTGGGCGACGGGATAGTCGCCTCGATCGTTGGTGCGTTGCGTGATGGTGGGGGCGCACCTGCATGCTTGTTTGCTGTGCAGGTGCGCTTCCCCGACTGGTACGAGATGGATCATGCCGATTTGTGTTTAGTCTTCGTCCTCGCGTGCGGTGCGGAGGTAGGCGTGGGCGAGTCCTTCGCATGCGTATACGGAGCCGCCTCTGGCGGCTACGAGGTCGTTGTAGGATTCGCCGTCGGCGTCGAGCCATTCGGCTTCGACTAGGAATATGTAGGATGCTGCTTGGCAACCTGAGTTTCTATGTTTTGCTATCCGGTCGGCGAAGGCTTTCATTTCTTCGCCGTCTGGTTCTTCGATGTCGAAGTTGGGTATTTGTGTTGTCATTTGTTTCCTTTCTCGTAGACAACTCCGTCGCAGTAGGCGGTGTCGCGTATTTCCTTGTGTATGGTGCAGTCGCGGGTCACGTCCTTGTCTGGGGTGTCGCAGAAGACGATCCCTACTCCGCACGCGTAGACGATGTATGCCCAGATGAAGAAGGGGGTGGAGTCCCCGTTGGTTTCGTCGCGTGTCGCTGCAGCGAGGAGGATGGCGACTATTGCTCCGCCTATGAGCCAGGCGGACATTAGCTTTCCTTCCCCTTGTCGTCGTCTGGTATCCGCCATTCTGGGTCGGATACGATGATGAGTCGTTTCTTTCCGGTGTTTTTGTTGATTACCGGTACGGTATCTAGGCGCTCGGTAACGAGTGGTCTTGGATTGGCTTCGCTTCGGATGGCGACGGTGACGTCTCCGCGTTCGTCGAGCTCCTTCTGTAGGGAGTCGATGAGGGTTGATAGTTTCACTTGGAGCGTTCCTCCCAGTGGACTTGCGGGTGGTCTTCTAGCCAGTCGTATATTTGGGCTTGGAGGTGGTCGATTGTCGGTTCTTCGTCGGTGGAGAATAGTTCGATGAGGTCGTCGGCGGGGACCGCGAGGACTGGGGTTACTTCATAGAAGTTGTCTTGGTCGTCTTCGCCGAGTATGCCGTCGTCGAAGATATTGCTTGTCGCGGGGACGCGGAGGGTTCGGTTCTTGGCGGCGATGGCGACGCCTTTGACGTCGCGTAGGAATTCGCCTTCTTTTCCTTCTACCCAATAGAGCCCGCCGGTTTTGGCGTTCTGCCAGTTTTCGACGGCTTGGGCGTTGTCTCGGAGGTAGTCAACGCTTGTGATGAGTTCTGCCCAGGTGTAGTAGGGGGTTTCCCCTTCTGTTGGGGCGACAAGTTCCCATACGCGGTATCCGTTTTTTGCGGATATGTGTCCCGCTTCTAGTTTGACGTATTTTCTTCCGTGCTGGTCCCATAGTGGCCCGTCGGGTTCTTCTGGGAGGTTGGCTTGGTATTTCATTGCCGTTTTCCTTTCTTTGCTGCCTGGTAGCAGTCATAGTGGTAGATTAATTGTCCCATACATGATTGGGTCCATGTGAGTGTGACGGGCTGTCCGCAGCCTGCACATTTGGTGCAGGCTGGGCAGTCCCATATGGGAGGGATCACGGTTTCCACCGGTAGTCCCTTTGGAGGTCGGCTACCGCTTCGATTGTGGTTGCGTCGTCGACGAAGTCGTAGACGGTGCCTGGTCCGGTCGCTGGAAGGTCGATATCCATCAGGCGGCGGACTAGCTGATCGTATTCGTCGACGATTTCGAGGGTGCGCCTAGCGCATGCGAGAGCTCGATCGTGCTCGGGGCTGATTGCCCGTAGGCTCTCCACGTATTCGACGGCACGGCGGAGCTCGGCGCGCACCTCGTCGATCGTGATCATCGGTCTTCCTCCATTTCGTGCGGGTAATCGTGTTGCAATTTGGCGACCTTGATCAGGGCTTCGTCGTAGAGGAGTGGGTCAATGCTGACCGTCGGCGGGGTCTTGTCGGGGGTCCAGATTTTACTCAGCCGATGCGTGAGCGTCTCGTACCTAGATACGATGTCGATTGCTTGGAGAGCGCACGCTTCTTCGGCTTCTTGCTGTGGGCTGGTTCTGCCTGCCCGCCGATCGATTGTGAGCTGAAGCCAGTCTTTGACTTGCTTGCTGGTGGTCATTTCTAGGTTCCTTCTTTCGTTTTGGTAGTGGTTAGCAGGGCATCCCGGCGTCGCCGATGATCACGCCTTGCTTGCCTTTGGCAATGCGCGTGCGGGAGGTAATCATTTCGATCGAGGCGGGCCAAACTTCCTCTAGCACTACGCCTCCTTGATCGTGGGTTATGTAGTAGACGGGTTGGTCGCCGTGCTTACGTTTCAGTGCTTGGAGGGCTTTTATAAGCTCGGAGATTTTCACTTCTCGGTTCCTTTCAGGTGGAGTCGGAGTGGCTCTTCCTCGCCGCAGTCGAGGCAGCGGATGAATGTCTCCGTGTGGGCTGGGATTGCGCCGTGCCCGGATACGGCGGCGTTGGGGAAGTCGGAGATGATTTTGTCGACGGTCACGCAATTGCGGGTATCGCAGGCGATGCACCGGCCCTCGGGTAGTGGTGTGGCGACGTCGCCGTTCGCGAGTTTCATTTCACGGCTCCTCTCGGGATGGAAGGAATGGGTGTCGCATATTCCATTGTAGTTTTCCTTTCGGGTTGGATTAGTTGTCGGTGGCGGAGGTGGGGAGTTTGGCTCGTGCGGATTTCAGCCGCTCTGCCATCCGGGCTTTTTGCTCCTCGGTGAGTTTGACGGAGCGTTTCGCGCCTCCGGTCGGGGTCCAACGGTTGCGGGGGATGGTGAAGACGCCGTGGGCGTCGGTTCCGCCGGGCTTTTCGGTGAAGCGGTGGTCGCGGCGGAGTTTGCCGAGGTAGCCGCGCTGCCAGGTTTCGATGGTGACGAGTTCGTCGCCGTCGCTGGTGGTGATCACGGTCTCGCGCTCGTAGGGGCCGCTTGCGGTGTACTCGTCGCCGCTCACGTCCACGCTACGGGTCTCTTCGTTTTGCTCAGCTGTGGGTTTCGAGGTGGATGTGGTCATTCTGGTCTCCTAGCTTGGGTTGGAAAAGTTTTGTCTCGGGAGCAACGTCTGACGCTTAGAACGGTGCTTTGGACTGGTCGTAGCCGCGGGGGCTGGGTTGCCCCCATTCGCCGGGCAACGCCTGTGCGGCGTTCTGGGGGGCGTTCCCTGCGCTGTTGGCACCGGGGTACCCTCCGGCCCTGTTCGTGGCTGAGAACGGCTCCTGCGAAGCCTGAGGGGCGTTTCCGGGGCGGGGGACGATGCCGAGGAACTTGGCTCGGCGGAGGGTGAGGGTTTCCCTGCGTTGCCCGTCGGTGCCCTGCCAGGCGTCGAGGGCGAGGGTTCCGGCGAGGGTGATCCGATCGCCTCGGCGTACCGCGTCGGCGACGGTCTCGGCGTCGCGCTCCCAGAAGTCGGCTCGGAGCCACAGGGGCTCGCCGTCGTCGTCCCAGTCCCCGGCGGGGGTTTGCTTGCGGGGGGTTGCGGCGACGCTGAGGGTGCATACGGCTTTGCCGGTCTGGGTGTACCGGATTTCGGGGTCTTGTCCGACGTTGCCGGTGACGGTGACGGTCGCTGTCATTTGGTGTTCTCCTTCGTGAGGTTGGTGCCTAGGTCGGCTAGGCGGGTGGTGATTCCGGCGGGTGCCGGTGCGGTTTGAAGCTGGGGGGCGGCTGCTGGGAGCCCGGCGGTTTTGCGTGCGGTGGTGGTGGCTTGGTCGCGGTTGCCGGTGGTGGCGGCGGCGCGGGTCCAGGCTTGCCGGTAGGCGAGTTCGTCCCTGACGTTGCCGCCGAGTTCGGGCGGGATCTCGGGGCCGTGGGAGCCTTTGAGTGCGGCTTTGAGGTTGCGGCGTTGCCAGGCGGCGACGGCGGTCCACAGCTGGCGGGGCCGGATGAAGCCTTGTTCGGCGTCGACGCTGAGCTGGAGGACGGCCGCGGCGACGGCTTGGAAGGTCCATGGGGCCTCGTGATGCTCATGCACCCAGAGCTTGAGCGAGTCCAGCCAGTCCTCGCCCATCCCCGCCTTGTAGGCGAGCAGCCCGAGGTTTTCGGCTTTGTGGAGCAGGAAGTCCATTCCGGCGGCGGTGATCGGGGCGTGCGGGTCGAGCCCGAGCTTGGATGCTTGGGCTAGCGTACGATCGAGGATGCTCACGCGGGCCTCCTGGTGTCAGGCAGGGCGAGCAGCGGCTCCGGCGACGTCGCCAGCGCTGGGCGTGCGGCGGCGGTCTCTTCGGCGATGTGACGCCGAAAATCCTCCATTGCGGCCCGTTGCCCTCGGGTCATGAGGTCATCGGGGCGGCGACGCCGGGGGGCTTCCATGGCGAGGCGGAGCTGGTCGTAGCGCTGGCGCAGCTTGGGCAGGGCGAGCACGTTTTTGCGCCAGAAGTCGTCCTCGACGAGCCACTCGCAGAGGGCCTGGATCTCGGGGACGGTGCGCCTGTCGCGGTCGAGCATGAGCCGGGCCGCTTCCCGCCAGGCTTTGGTGACGCGTCCGCGTTTGACGCCTCGGGCGGTGAGGGATGCCTGGAAGGCGTCGATCACGGCGTCGACGTCGGGGCGTGGTTCGGGCTCGGGTTTGGGTGCGGGCGTCTCGGCTGGTTTCGGCTCCGAAGGCGAATCCTGAACGTTTAACGTAGTAGATACGTCAGTATCTACTACATATATATTCTTATTCTTATTCTTACCATTGCAGTTTGCATTGCTGTTTGCATTGCAGTCTGCATCGGAGTTTTTTTGAGACCATCTGTTTTCAGCCTTTTTTCTGCCTCGCTCGGAGGCTTCTTTCCGGGCTTTCGCGGATGTCTGATAGTCGAGATAGTCGTGTACTTGCGCCAGTCCGCCGGGAAGGTTCTCCCAGAGTCCGCTATGGAATAGTGCGTCTACGGATTCCTCGTATACACACCTTCCTATGCCTTTGACTGCTGCGACCAGGAATGTGCCGTCGGTCATGTTTTGGGCGCTGTAGAGGATGCTCACCAAATGCAGGTGCATTGCATTCTGCAATGCCAACTGCATTGCTGTTTGCATTTCGGCTTTGGTCGCGCCGGGCATGGCGGACTGGAAAGCTTCTCTCAGGTAGGCGTCCACGGCGAACCATTTCGGAGACTGAGCCCACAGCACGTCGATCTTCGCGTACGGCCTGGTCATCGATATTCCTCCGTTCCGATGCGTGAGAGGTAGGCACTCATGATTCGGGCGTCCCGGACCGTGAGATCCGAGGACGGGTGCTGAAGCTCGTCGTAGAAGTCCTCCTCTACGTGCGCGTTCTCGAAGTCGTCCCAGGAGAAGTAGTAGTCGCTGTTGCGACGCCAGTAGAGCGCGAGGGCTGTCTCGCAGTCCGGGCAGGTTTTGTCTTCCCAGAGGGTTCCGGCGTCGACGGTCTTTTGGACTAGATACTCCACTCCTTTCGAAATGGTAGTCCCGCAGAGCGAGCACCTTACCTTCCCTCTCGACTTGCGTCGCCAAGAATCAAGAATCGTCATGGTTGGCCTTCCGTTCTTTGTCGGCTTTCTCGGCGCGGCGCTCCTTGTATGCGTGGGCCGCCGATTGCGAGCGATAGTGCTGGCGAGTGACGGAGTGAGCCCAGCCGTCGGCGATCTCCGGGTCGACGATCCCGTCTTCCTCCCATCCGGCTTCGCCTGCCCAGGCGATCACGTCCGAGCATGCGATGCACACTCGCAGTGGTTTCCGGTATTGCCCGTCGTCGGGCTGGCGGCGGGAGACGGTCATCCACGCGCGGGGAGGGATTTCCTCGCCGCAGAATCCGCACTTCCGGGCTACGGTGTCGCGCTCGAGGTTCCCGAGCCAGCCGTGCGGGGTGATTACGTTGATGGTCATGGTCAGTTCCTCCCCGTGTTTTCCCGGCGGCGGAGGAATGCGGCGCAGCGGATCCCCGAGTAGTTCGGTTCGCCTTGCCAGTTCTCCGCGTATCGCTGCATATCCTTGATGTCTGGCATGGGGACGTTGTATCCGCGCATTTCTAGGGCGAGGGTGCGGCAGTAGATGCAGAACGTCCCGTCGGCGTCCTCCATGCACATGTCGTCCCGAATCCCGCAGTAGTCGCATTTAGGCATGGTTTCTATCTCCTGTGAGTAGGGCGGCGAGGTCGCCGAGCCGCATGGTCACGTATTGTTCTTCCGGCGCGGTTTTGCCGCGTCGTTTGTGGACGACGATCCCTGCCAGGGCGTCGTCGTTCCCACGCTCGATCTCGGCTTCGGCAAGCCAGCGTGCGAGTTCGATCCGGGACGTGTTCTTGCATTCGAAGACGAGGCTTCCGCCCATGTGCTGGACGCCGCCGACGTCGCCGCGGTCTTTCGCCCCGTGGCGGGGACGCCGGTCGATCCGGTCGTCCCCTAGGGCGTCACGTAGATAATCCGCGACAAGACGTTCGAAGCTGGAGCCCGCCTTCTTAGCGGACTGACGATTTCGAGACATGGCGCGGGACTCCTTTCTTGTTTTCGAGCGGGCGTTTGAGCACAAAGCGGTGTGCAAGCGGGATGAAAACTGCGCCGCAATTGGGGCAGCTGTACCTGGTTTTCCCGCCCGGTTTGTCGTACCCCAGGTAGAATCTTCGCCCGCAGAACGCGCACGCGATCGTCCTGGTAGATACCCATCGGAAATCCACGAATTCGCCCGTGTAAGGGTCCTCCACGTATAGGCATTGAGGTGGAAGCATTGGGTCGTAGGATTGCAGCTCGAACTTGACGGGCGGCAACTTACACTTCCGAATTGAGACAGAGGATCTCATCATTCACCTTCCTTAACTGCTTCCGCGATTTCGGCGAGGATGCGGATAGCGTAGGTTGCTTGCTGTGGGACTACGCCGTTGCCCAAGATTTGGAGCTGTTCGCGGCGGGATAGTCCGAGTTCCGGGGCGGTCACCCATTCTTCGGGGAGGCCCATCATCCACTCGACGAAGCTCGTGGAAAGCCGGCCGTTGTCGTCGGTGAGGTACGGTGCTTCACGAAACGCTTTCTCCCAACGCACGATCCCGCGAATGTACGGGATAATCCCAGGTCTGCCGCCGTGCACAATGTCATAGAAGGAGCCGCTTCCAGAGAACCCGGGCGATTTGCGTCCGTCCATCTGTGAGGACGTCGGCGTCGGCAGGAGCCTTAGCTCTTTTCCACTACGTCCGCTAGATTCGGTGAGTTTCCTCCCGCGCGACGTTTTTGAGGGCATTGGCTGCCACCGTTGGTACCAAGGTTCGCGGTTGGAGTCGGAAGCAGCGAGGAAGAGCCTTGCTCTCCGGTGTGGGGCTCCGACGTCGCTAGCGCGCACAATCGTCCACCACGCATCATACCCATAGGAGGCAAGGTCTCCGAGTACACGTCCGAGAGCCCGGATAGCAGGTCCACCGCCGTGGACTCCCAAATGTCCCTCGCTGGATTCCAGAAGGCTAAAAGCCGACGCCGATAGCGCCCCATAGACGTTCTCCCAAACAATTAGATGTGGACGTAGGATGTTTATTGCGCCGAGCATTGATTCCCACAGGCCGGACCTGGTTCCGGGGTGCATGCCGGCGCGGCGTCCTGCTAGGGAAAGGTCTTGGCAGGGGGAGCCGCCGACGAGGACGTCGACGGGTTCGATTTCGCACCAGTTGATTTGGGTGATGTCGCCGAGGTTGGGCGCGTCTGGTTCCCTGACTGGTAGGACTTTTCTCGGGCCGGGGGCGACGTCGGAGCACCAGAGGACTTTTGATTCCTCGTTGAGGGCTTCTGCTACTCCGATGTCGAGTCCGCCGTAGCCTGTGAAGAGGGATCCGATCGTGTAGCTCATTTCTCGGCCTCTTTTTCGGCCCTGTGGCACTTGGGGCATCGAATGGATCCCAATTTGCCGCACATTGCCGTGTAGGGAGCGCTTTTGCCGCATTTCCCGCAACGCACGTATGAGGGGGACGGGTTGTGTGGCGAGTGTTGGTCGTACCCGCAGTTCGGGCAGGGGGCGGGAGGTTCAGTCTCGTAGTCTGCTATCCACTCGGGCACGGTTGCGATTGGCATTCCGAGGGATGCGGCCCAAGACGCTTCTAGGAGAGCGCCGGGAGACGTTTGCCAGTCTCCGAGCTGTGCGATGCCGTTGGCTTCTGAGATTTGCCGCATTGCTACCCTCATGTAGTCTAGCCAGGTCGCGTTTGGGCCGAGGTCGGTACGTGCGGGGTTCACGACGTCATAGCCGCGCCGCTTGAGCATGCCTTCTCTTTTGTTGAATGCTTCCCGGTTATGGTCGGGTAACCCCGTCATGGGGCCGGATAGGTAGAGTTTCATTGGCTTTCCCATTTGTTTTCCTTTCAGATGCCGAGCGGCAGGGGGACGTCGATCGGTTTTGAGATGCGGTCGAGTATGAGCGGGAGGTATTGTTCCTCGCGTTCGATTGCGATGCATCGCATGCCTTCGGCGATGCACGCTTCGATGGTGGTGCCGGATCCAGCGAAAGGCTCGAGGATGGTCGCTCCTTGTGGGGCGACCAAGCGGACGAGCCAGCGCATGAGATCCAGCGGTTTCACGGTCGGGTGCTGCACCCCGCCGACCTTCGGGCGCTCGGCGCTGGAGGCTTTCGCCTCGTACCGGAACGCCGGGAAAAACCGGGACGCCCCGCCAGAGTCTTCGTAGCCAAGTTCGACGTCGCCGCCGGTGGAGCCGGATCCGTACCCGATCCCCCTGCGGCGGAGCGTGTGCGGTTTCGCGTCGGAGAGGTCGCCGGTTTGCGAGTCGAGCTCGTTGGCGGCCGCGACGTCGAGGGCGACGTTCGTAGGCCACCTGCCGTCCGGGTGTGCGTGCGAGTCGGTGTGCCCGTATTCTCCGTGCACTGAGGCTTCGACCTTGTGCTTGCCGAAGCCTCCCATCCCGTCGATTATTGCGGCGTCGGCGTCGGACATTGCTACGCGTGTAGCGTCGATGTTGAGCGCGCCGGTCCCGTGCGTGAGCACGTTATCTGCTACCGATCCCGACAGCGGCTTGCGGGCGACCACGCACGGCTCGAAAGCAGGTTTGAGTGCGGTTCCCCAGCCGTACCAAGGGCGTGCGTCCCCGCCCTTGGTCTCGATTGCTTTCGCGACGTCGAGGCTCTTCGGGAACCCCTGGGCGAAAAGCCAGGCGATCGTATCCCGGATCTCGAACCCGGCGAGTTCGATCCCCATGCCGAGCTGGTGGTAGCAGCGCGGGGAGCCGAAGGCAAGCAGGTGCCCGCCCGGCTTGAGCAGCCGGTAACATTCCGAAGCCCATTCCCTGCACCAGTCCATGAACGCGAGGGAAGCTTTCAGGGACCTTTTGTAGCGTCCGGCTTCGGCGGCGAGGGAACGGTAGCCGCCGTTGGGGCCGCCGACGCCCTCAGGCATCGGCGAGGTTTCCTTCCCCCGCTCTTGACGCTTCACGATATCCGCACCGTCCCACGCTTCGCCGAGGAACCTAATCCCGTAGGGCGGATCGGTCACTACGGCGTCGACGCTGCCGTCTGGGAGCTCCCGCATGACGTCGATGCAGTCGCCGTAGAAGGGTTTCATGCGGCGAGATCCTTTCGTTCGGCGCAGCGGCGGTCGAGGCGTTCCTGCGGGGTCTCCCCAGCGAAGACGCCTTGAATGAAGCTCACGTCCGGGATGTTCGACTCGATACGGTCCGTGTATTTACGACATTCGTCGAACACTGGGCATTCGGCGCAGACCCGCCGTGCGGGGGTGGCGGACTTGCCCTTCTCTGGGAAGAAGAGGTAGGTGCCGATCTGGCGGCAGAGCGCGCCTTCCTGCCAGTCTTCGACGGGCGGGATGAGATCGAGGAGGGTGGTCACTTGCCGGTCACCTCCCCGGTTTTGGGGTTGACGCCGGTGAGGTCGGCGGCGGTCACAGTCGGCGTGCGGGGGAAGGCCTCGTCGACGCGGACCTCGCCCTCCCTGATCGAGTTGTAGACGATCGCCATATCGGCGATGTCCTTCTGTGTCCATTCGGCGGACGGTGCGCCTATCTTGTCTTCGAGCCTCTTTTTGGACACGCCGAGCTCTTCGAAGGCGGCGATCATTCCGGCGCGGCGCTCGGCGATGGTCTTCTCGCTTCCGCCCTTCTGTTGGGTTTCGTGGCATTTCGCCATGGCCTGCTCGGTGAAGCTCTTCGGGAGGACGTCGAAGATCATTTCGCGTAGGCGGCGTGCGCCCATACTAGTATTGTTCTCTTGGATCGCCGTGGTTGATTTCAGCGTCTCGGCTTTGTCGCCGGGGCGGCGGTGTTCCACGATGAAAGTTGCCTCCGACCTGATGTTGTTCTCGAGGTCCCACGCGAAGGCGACCATTTCCGACTGCCCCGCGTCGCGGCGGAGCTCTTTCAGGCCAAAGGTGATGTTGCCCCAGGCCCTCGCGAGTTGCTTGGCGAGGTGGACGGTCGGGCCGGTGACCGCGCCGCCTTTCCGCTTGATGCTGAAAAACGCGCGCTCGGCGAGCTCGATCTTGGAGCACTCCTCCAATGCTCGGGCGAGTGCGGCTGCTTCGTCGCGGGGGAAGATGCGGGCCATCTGCGCGGCGGCTTGGACGTCGGCGATCGCGCGGGTCTGCTCGATCGTGGTGGCCTGCGAGGTGGAGCGGGCGACCGGTGAGACGGAGACGGCGGGGACTATTTGATTATTCATTGTCGATGTATTCCTCGGTGAGGGTCTTTTCGGACCAGGCGGGTAGGGGGACGACGGTCGGCTCGGGCGTGTAGCCGGGCCATTCGTCGGTCTCGGTGCAGCGCCTCCAGGTGAGGCGTGCTTTGCGGTTCATTGCGTCGGCGAGCTCGATCGCGGTCTGGTCCACGACGTAGACGCCGACGAGATACGGAGGGTTCTTTTCCTGCGCGATGAAAACGAAGGCCGGGTCGCGCCCGGTGAAATGCTTCACCGCATCCATGTACCAAGCCTGCTGGCAGTGGTACCAAAAGTTGCCGAGTGACTTCGCAAACCCAGCGGGACTCGCGTCCACCGTCGTTTTGTAGTCGATCAGGAGCGACCAGTCCGCCGTGGCTAGGTCTGGGCGTGCCCGACAGGGGACGCCGGTCGCGGCGTCCTGCCAAAACAGTGACGCTTCCCGAACGAGGTCGGTGCGCGTGATCAGCTGTCCGACCACGGGATGGTCGAGGCAAGCGAGATGCATATCCGAGACCTGCTCCCATTCCTTCGGCAGCAGGGGGGTAATCCCCGCATCGAGGAGTGAGTCACGCTCTGCGCGCGCGTCCTTCGACCGGTACGAATCCCATTCCAGCCGTTGGACATCCGCCCCGGCGGAGAGGATCGCCGTGTGGGCAGCGTGCCCGAGGTTGAACACGGGATTGTAAGCGCCCGGATTGTCCTGCTGGTGACGGAAGAGCGCCGGGGATTTGAGGATCGACCTCGCCCCCGAGGAGGAGAGCGTGGTCTTGTCCGCGTGGTACACGCGGTCGGGCATGTTTTCGACGACGCCTTCTACGCCGCTCAGCGCATGCTTGGTCACGAAGACCCCTCCTTTTCGTTTTCGAGCTTTTCGTTAAGCACCTTTCCGTACAGGTCAGGTGCGGAGATCCTGCACGGGATGGTCACCTCCACCCAACGTTTGGCATGATTAATGAACGCTTTCGCCACAGCAGAGATGGGGGAGAGCCCACGGCTTTTGGCGTCGGCTTTCGCGCGGCGCTTCCCCTCGCGGATCAGGTCGGCGGACTCCCGCATCTCGTCCTCGATCGGGAAATACATTTTGAAAATATCGCCGGTCATGCAGCGTCGCCTTGGTCGTCCCAGATCACGTCGCCGATCTGGTGGTACAGCTCCTCGGCGTCGCGCCAGCCGATCTGCTGATAGCAGCCGGGAAGCCACGTGAGCAGGATCCCGTCGGGGGAGTCGTTTTCGGCTTCGGGGACGCCGCCAACGGCGGAGAGGACCGAGACGGCGAGCCGCACCGCCTCACGCTTGGTGACCGGGAAAACGTCGGCTCCGAACCGGAACGCAACCTTCCCGTCAGCCGTTGTCTGCACGGCTGTAATCATTTTCAGTTTTCCTTTCCGAGGATGGCGGCTGTCGCGCCGCCGATGACGATGGGGGTGAGGACGGACGCGGCCGCGAGGGCGAGCCCGAGCAGCCCGCCCTGCTCGGCGGCTGCGGTGATCAGCACGGCGAACGACGTCGCCGCCGCTACTCCGGCGAGGGGGTAGAGGATGATTCTCATGCGGCGACCTGCCTTCCGCGCTCGGCGGCGTCCCACAAGAGCATCGACGTCGACGCGGAGCCGACGCGGCCCAGCGGGTGTGTAGCCTCGTCGGCGTCCGGTCCGAGCATGTGCCAATACCCCTCAGGCCCGAACCACTTCTCGGCGATCTTCCGGGCGTGCGCCTCCGAGGAAGCCCAGATCTCGACCCAACCGTCCGGGGAGACCGTGTACGGCATCCGCGCCGTCGGCGGCTCGAAAGCAATCCTGAATCGCTCCACGGTCACACCTCCTCGACGGTCTCGAGGATGGAAACCTGCCCGCCGGGGAAGCGGGAAAGGTCAACCTTGTCTGCGCGGTGCAGGTTGCACCAGCGGTCCCCATAGACCGCGAAAGCAGTCTTCCGCGCCTCCTCTGCGTTGTCGGCGACGATCACGGCGTAGGACCTGTAGTCCTCAAAGCCGAAAAACTCGGCGTGGTCCGGCCCGAAGGTGATGACGTATTCGTTCATTTCGTTTTCCTTATGCGTCTTGGAAGCTGGCTCGCCATTCGGCGGCCTGCTCTGTGGTGATGTAAATGCGCCCGTTCCCGGCCCGCTTGGCTGAGAGGGGAGGGTAGGACTCCGAGTCGCCCGAGATGCACTTGCGCACCGTCGACTCCGAAAGCCCGTGGAGTTTCGCGAATTCCGCGACCGTCATGAGAAGCGGCGCGGCAGGTTGCGTGGTCATTTTCCTTCGAGGTCCTTTCCTTCGAGCCACGCCTTCTCGGCGTCGGAGATCCCCTGCGGGTCCCCAGGTTTGCGGATCCGATTCACGGCCCGGTTGAGCTTCCCGGACTTCGCGGTGACCCACACCTGTGTGCCGTCGAGGTACACGCTCGGGTCGAATCCTTTCCCGTAGGCGGCTTCGAGGCGTTCGAGAATCACTTCTTCGACGTCGCGGATCAGCGCCCACAAGATTGGGTCTGCTTTTTTGTGGTCTCCCGTGTGGAGGAGAGCGGCTTGGAGCTCGCTCGTGACGTGAGCGAGTAGGTACATGAGGGCGTCGTCGGGGCGCATTAGGCGGCCTCCCCTTCGATCTCCGCGTCGTCGATCAGGCCCCAGCGGCGGGCCGCGCGGGCGATAGCCGCCGCCCCGACCGGGGTGACCTTTAGCGTGTGGTCTACCTCGTCGCCGAATTTCGGGGCCTCATGCGCCGGGATCGGGACAAAGTAGTTGGTCTTGTCGGCGTAGGCCGAGTAGCGGCGGCGGAGCCGGTAGATCCCGTCCTCGTTCGGTCCGTACGTGCGTTTTTCGACGTAGATCCAGCCATGCTCGAGGAGAGCCTGGCGGAGGATTGATTCGCGGATCCCGAGGGACTTCGCGACGTTCCGCACGGTGCGGAGGTCGTCGGCGACGACGAAGCAGTCGACGTACTCCGCCTTTGCGGAGAGGGCGGCGATCTGCTCGGCGCGGGCTTCGAGTGTAGCCTGCGCCTCCAGCAGTGCTTTCGCCATGAGCTCCGGCCCGGACAACTCCGGCGCGGACTGGTAGCCGCCCGTCCGGCGAATCTGCGGGACCACCTCATGAGTGATCCACCGCTTGAACGGCTTCGCGGCGCGGACTTTCGAGCCGAGAATCGCGGAGTACAGGCCAGACTCGGAGATGATCAGGATCTCCTGAGTGCCGCCAGGGGTACTCGCTGAGTGAGTACCCTTCTCGTCATCATCAAGGCGGCGGGCGAGGTTGTACGCGTCCCGATACCCGAGGATCTGGGCGACGTCGGTGGCGACGAACCACGGCTCGCCGTCGACGTTGAGAGTACGAATCGTGGTACCCTCATATTGAAAACGGGTCACTTCAGTTCCCATTTTCGTTTTCCTTTCTGCCCTCGTCGCCGTCATCGGCGGCGGGGGCGTTTTCTTCTAATGCTTGCCGCAGTGCGATGGCGAGATCCGCGACAACTCGGGACAATGCCCGCTTTTCGGCGGCGAGGCAGATCTCCTGCCGCTCGAACAGCGCACGAATCCCACGAAGACCGTTTTCTACGCCCTTTTTGCTTGCTCCGAGCCTGAGGAAGAGCTTCCCCATCCGCTTAGCGCGGAGGGCGACTTTCGTCAGCTCGATCGCCTTGGTCCGCTCTTCGTCGGTGAGCACGTCCCACGTGTCTCCAGCGTCGCGTGCGGCCTTGTCTTTTGCTCTCATTTCTGTTTTCCTTTCTTGTTTTCGAGTTGTGTGCGGAAGATGCTTGCGCATTTTTCCGCTGTTTCCCGGGCGTCCCGGGCGGGATAGAGCCTCCGCTCGCTCTTTTCAATGAGGGCGAAGAACTCGACCAGGAGCCGCCAGTGAGCGGATTGCAGGAACGCCGACGGCCCCTTGCTGCTGGGCCTGAGCTGCCGAGCTGCCTTGTTGGCGCGGATCCGGCGCATGAGCCTCACGGCCCGGCGGCGGTCACGCCTGCCCATTTCGAGCCAGGCACGGCCCGCGTAAGCGGCGGCTTCCTCGCGAGCTTTCATGCGGCTTCCCTGATCTCGGTCCGGCGCATGAGATCCGATGCGGTGGTGCCGAGGATGTCCGCGATCCGCACAAGCTCGGCAAGGGTGAGTTCGGTGTGCTCGTGGAGCTTCCGACTAAGAGAAGCGCGGGAGATGCCCGTGCCGTCCGCCAGCTCGGCGACGGTGAGCTTTTTCCGGGCCATTTCGGCGCGGATTTCGCTCGAGATGCTCATTGAGCCTCCTTTCTTGTGGTGAGTGGTGTGCTCAATTGAGCACGCCGTGTGCGAAGAAGTGTATCAGATCTGATATGGGTAACGCAACCCATTGTGTATCCGACTCAGATATGATTCACTGAGGCTATGGGAACGAAGCGGCTAGAAACCTCCCCCATAGAGGAGGATATAATCAGTCAATTTACGCGGCGCATGACCGCCGTCAGCATGAGCGTGCGCGCCCTTGCCGACTACGCGGGGATCTCGCACGGGCGAATCCGCCGCATCCTTTCCCTCGAGTCGCCCGCGACCGTCGGCGAGTTCCAATCCGTCTGCAAAGCCCTCGACCTCGCGCCCGTCGACGTCCTCAAACTCGCCGAGTGGCGAACCGCGTAAACCGCCCTTCCTTCCCCTTCTACGCCGCGAAAACCCTAAAAAACAACCCTGAACCGCCCGAAACACGCGCTTCGGGCACAAAGAAGCCCGCCCCTCACACGCACGAGGAGCGGGCTTCGGCTTTCCCCTAAAGAGCGCCTATCTGAAGCGCCCAATACGTATCCAAGCGATTCTGCCTGTATTTCCTATCGCTATAGGCGGTGACGTCCTCCCGGATCCGGTCGCCCTCCGCGTCGTCGTTGCCGAGACGCTTGGCGAGCATGAGCGCCTGCGCTACCCGCGCGGGCGTCATCTTCGTATCGCACAGCCGCTCGGCCTGCGCGACCAAATGCTTCGGGACGCGGGGAAGGCTGGTCAGGGAAGGCTCGATACCCTCCACCTCGATCATCATCCCCAGAACGGCGATGCCCAGCTGGGCGTCATTCTCGACGTAACTCATTCGTTTTCCTTTCAATCAGTCTCCCGCGCGCCCGTCGCACGGGAGGATAGGCCCGGGGCCGGGGAACGATCCCGACTACGCCACCCCCGGGCGGGGAGTCTCCTAGCCACACACGAAGTCGTAGCGGACGCCGGTCCGCTCGAACTCCTTGGCGGCGTAGCACGCCTCTATTTCCTCATACATCTTCTGAGCGGCGTCTAGCCGCTCTTTCGCGGTTCCCGTCGCGGGAAGGTGCCCGTAAAGAAGCCCGTAGTGGTAGAGGAGGATATGTGTTTCCTCCTCGCCGCGGGCTTTCTTGTAGGGGACCGCTATCGACCGAACGTCGTAGCAGAATGTCCCGAAACGCTGGCAAGCATTCCAGTGAGCCTCGAGGGCGAACTGACGCAGATAGCCTGTGAGCCTGACTGCTTCTTCGAGGTCAAGCTCTCGGGCGTCCGTGCGGATAGCCTTGTGGCTCATGTTGATTTTGAGCCAAACGTACGGGCCGTTCCAGTTGTCTAGCTCGATTTCGAGCTTCGGTAGTGACCATCCGGCGTGAAGCGGAAGTCCGAGCGCGTCGGCGAGCTCGCGGCGAAGCTTGTCAAGCTCGGTGGCGAGCTTGGCGACGTCGCCCGCTTTGGCGGCGGCGAGGGCTTCGTATAGCCAGGCTTTAGGTTCGGTGATCATTTTGATCTTCCTTTCGGTCTTGGTGGAGGGCTTGTCCCTCCGTGCTGACACCTCTAGTCTATGGGTTTGCAACCTCCACGTCAAACCTAAAGTTGTGCAGTAGTTCACACGTTTGGAGTTGGGGGGCGATACCCACACTGCTAGACTGTAGACGTCAGCGAGGGGGGGCCGTCCCCCACACAGACAAGAAAGGAAAACGATCATGTCCGAATGGGCTCACTACTACTACCAAAACTACGCCTTCGGGCTTTCGCCCTCCAAGTGGAGGGGCCACATGGAGGTCGCATGCAACTTGGGAGAATGGGTTGAAAGGCCCGTTCGCGGCTTCTACCAAGCATGGGACACCGAGTCGCATTTCGAGGGCTACTGGAAGTTCCTCGACGGCCCGAAAGGCGAAGCCGCTGGGAAGGCAGAAATAGCCAAAATCATCGAGGAATCGCTTAACCGCGTTCCGACAGGGCCGCGCGCCCGGGTCTTCTGGCGGATCTCCCGCCTCGACTGGACCTGGCGGGCGATCGTCGTCACCGACGGATGCCACCGCATGGCGGTTTCCGGCCCGCTATTCACGCTCAAAGAAGCTGTTACATGGTGGGCGCGCGACATATGGCGGGCCAGCTGGAACGGAAAAACCGATTTAACCCTCTCGCTCCACGAAAAAAGAATGCAATGGAACGAGGACGAAGGGGATGACCCTTGGCCTGAGCCGGTGTGGATCGGGCCAGGAATGGAATTCCGAGCAGACGAAACGCCGGACAGGATCCTTTGCCGGGCCGGTGGGCTGAAGCCCATGAAAGGGGCGACAATCCGCTACCGCTATTATGGTAAAAGAGGCCTCGTTTATGAGGGGCCGTCAACTTGCGGGAATACCCGCGTCCTCCCCTACGAAAAGGTCAGGGCTTTCAACTACGAGGGCGATTGGGAAACCCTCGAAAAAGCCGTCGCCGAAGCCCCGGAAGGCCTCGGTGCTTGGCTGGAAATCTGGGCGTCCGACAGGCGCTCCTACGGTTGCGGCACGTCCCGCGACCTTGGCTACGCCCTCCGCAACCTGATCGGGTGGCGGAAAAAAGATATTGAGTCACGCTTAGGCGACTGGCTTGACGGGCGTCGCCAACCGTTCGAGGGCCGCGACATTCGCGGCTCGGACGGGTGGATTCTGACAGCGTATCGGAATCCATTTCTGGCTCCTATGTACGACGAGGAAAGACACCGGCTGTTCGTTGTGCGGGCTGTGGGCAGCCCGAACGGATCCGATGGCGGCCCAGTTACGGTGGCGGAAATTCCGCTCACCGACAAGGTGACGGACAAAGAGTACTACAGCAAACTCAGGGTCTTATCCCAGATTGCACTCGTAACCTACCACCAAAATCTCTACCATACTGAGCGCCCGTCCGGCGTCGGCGACGTGCGGGATATCCTCGCCGAGCTTGGCGACCCGCAGACGAGCCATGTCTCCCCGCTGTGGGAGGACAAGCAGGTGACCCCTGTGGAATTTCCCGGCGGACTCACGGTCCGTATCTGCGAGTGCTTAGAGCGGGAGAAAGCTCGCGACGCACTCACAGCGGCCGCAGAGTACGTCCGCGACTAACTCACCGCCCGTGGTTGGCGTACCGGGGATCGTTCCCCCGGCACGGGCCTGACGCCCCGACAAGCGGGACGACAACGAAAGGAAAACTGAAATGGAAGCCCGCCCCCAAACCCCAGCGTGGAACACGACGAACCCGTGCTGGGCGCTCGGCGCGATCACTGCCGCCGAGCTGGCATACATGGCTCAAAAGGTGAGTGAGAAGCATTGTTATGACCTCCGGGTGGAGGTCGCGGAGGCAATTACCCCCGAGGCCGAGGGAGACCTCTATGGCGTCCCCGAACTTCGGGTGGAACCGTACGGGAGGAACGAGTCTTATATGTGGGTAGAGAAGCCCTGTTATGGGGCTGTGCGGATTGCTGCGGAGTCGGCGTCGGTCGGCGAGGTGGTTCGCCTCACCGGCTATCTCGACTCGCTTCTGCCCGAGGGGATGGAACGCGACTACCCCGAGGGGAAGGAAGGGCGTCCGCGCGACGCCCGCGATCTTGCTGTCCCCCATGAGAAGGTTCGATGGGGGGGGAGAAAACCAATGTATTGCTTTACCGGGGTGGGGAGTGCCTTGGGCACCTCCCGGCAGAAGGTACGTACAGGGAGGAGATCGCCACCGCACGGGCGGCGTGGGACTTCGAGCACGAATAGAAGGCAAGGCCCCCGCCGTGAGGCGGGGGCTGTTCTTTGCCTATTGGAGTCCGAGCCGGGACGCGAGCCCGTCGAGCGCGGACCGGGCCATGCCGACGTCGACGTGCTGATAGCCGGCGGTGGTGACGATTGAGGAGTGTCCGAGAATCGCTTTGATTACCTCCGGGTCCACGTGCGCCGCGAGGAGAAGCGTCGCCGTCGTGTGGCGGGCTTCGTGGAGCACGTAGTAGACGTAGGGATCCTCAGGCGTGCCCGCGCCGGACTTGTGGACTCCGGCGGCGTCTTGGATCGCCCTCCACTCGCGTCGATCCTCCTCTGGGATGAGCGGGCGGCCGTCGGGCCGGTGCCAGACGAGCCCGGTCGCGTCCGCCGGGCGGATAGCCTCAAGTTGTGCGCGCATCCACGGCACGATCGGCGTAGTCCTCCAGCCCGCCCTCGATTTCGGGCGGACCAGATGCCATGCGCCGTGGAGCTGCCGAGTCTCATAGCCTGCTGGGACGCGAAAAGCCCCCGCCTCCCGGTCCGTGTACTTGAGCTTTTGCAGCTGCCAGGCGACCGTGATCGTCCCGGCGTCAAGGTCTACGCACTCCCATGTGAGGCCGAGCGTTTCGCCCTGCCGCTGCCCCTGCAACAGGGCGGCGACCCATCGGGAGGCGTCCGGGCGGGCGCGCACGACGTCGAGGATTTGCATGGCGTCCTCGAACGGGATCGCGCACCGGGCGGTGACGGCGTTTTTCGGGGCGGGGGCGAGGAGCGCCCGCTGGGGCACGTCGTGTCCCTCCACGATGGCGTCTCGGAGTATTTTCGCGAGGAGCCGCTGCGCCTGCCCCTGCGACGTCGACGAGCGTCCGGCGGCGTCCATCGCGCCGGTGAGGGCGCGCATGTCCTGCGGGCCGAGCTGGGCGAGTCGTCGGCGTCCGACCGTCGGGATGATCCATGTGCGCACGGTAGCCGCGTACGCTTTGTACGTGGACGGTTTCATGGATTTCTCGCCGCGTGCGAGCCACTCTGTGGCCCATGAGGCGACGGTGGCTCCGGCGCGCACGCCGTCGGGCGCTGCGCCTTCCTTCGCGAGCTGTTTCCGGCGGACGGTGAGTTTGTCCCAGCAGCGCTGTTTGTTTTTGTCAGTGACGGTGATCCGGCGGCGGGTGCCGCGCGCGGTCCATCCGGCTTCGAGGACGCCGACCCATCGGTCGTCGCTTGTGCGGTGGTAGAAGCTGCCCTCGCCGTGGGGCAGCTGGTATTTGGGGCGAGCCATTCCCGTGGTCCTTTCTTTTAGCCATTCTTTTAGCCATTGCGGGCGTGTTCCCAGCGTACCACCACGGCTTTTCGCAATGCTAAAAGCGTCATCTTTTGGCGGTATTCTGCGGGTTTGCGCGGTTCCAGTCTATCGTATGGCGTTATCAACCCGATGTCGCT